ATAAGGAGTAATAGTTGCAACACCAACAGAGAATTTTGTAGAAGGAATTATATCTGCACTAAAGGTGTTAATACCAATAGTACCATCTAATGTACCATAAATTGACTTAGCATCAGAAAGTGTATACTTAGAAATTGACTTGATGGTAGCAGTGCCATACTTAGTCATTGCACCTGCTCTATTACCACCTATAAAATTAAGTTTTTCATTGGGAATGAAATTACCTTGAGTTTCATAAGCAGTTATACCTGTTCCAGCACTTACAGCATCCTTAAGGAATCCTGTTGCTCCACTACTTTGTCCCTCAATGTAAGTTGGAACAGTAAGAGTTTGTGCAGCATTAACTGTAATATCAGTAACCATCTGCACATCATAAAGAGAAATATCCCATTCATTGACATCTCCATTAGATGCATCATATGAACCAGATTCTAAAGCATAATCATAAACTCTAGCAACACCAATTTCTCCACCATTTGCTTGTTTTTGATCAGATCCTACTCTCTTAGATCTAAGAGTAACCACATAAGTATTTCCAATTCCTACCGTAGGATTTCCATATGCTCTGTTTAATCTTAAAGTTGGACCAGTATTATAAATTAAACTTAGATCTTTAGTCTCTTTAGTAGTTCTTGGCTTAGGTACATCTAAGAATGTAGGTGATATTGTCTCTACCTCATATCCTCTTACATATGCTTTACCTGGAGAGAACCTATAAAGTGCTAAATCATCACTGGGTGTATCTCCACCATATGTAAATTGACCTGCTTGAAATACCCCTCTATTCCCTTTATTGTTGTTTAAAGAGTTTAAAACGGTTATGTCAAAAGGTTTAATATAATAATCACCAGACTCGTCATAAGTTCTACGAGCTAACTCATCACCAATTACACTATATTCAGTATTTCTAACTAAACTTTTTAAATTTCCATCTTGAACTGTTGCTAATTCGACAAAATTATTATCATCAAAATCATCTAATGATTTTTTGAACAGTTTTGTAGTAATCTTTAGTCTATCTGCTCCAGGTGCAGAATAGTTATTATATCCCTGAGAATTATCATATAGACTCTCATCTAAATCAGCATTAATTATTTCTTCATCAACAAATAATCCAACTCTATATGATGGAGTATTTGTGTACTGATCGAGTATAAGGGTCTCTGTAGAAACATTAACAAAGTTTCCACGAATAAAATATACCCCATCTTGGATTTGAAATGCTGATCCAGTAGCAGTCGCATTATTTGCAATAGTTATTGCTAATGAATCTCCTGCTGCTATTGCACTATTTCCAAGAAGTCCAGAAGTAACTGTAGTATTACAGAATATTTCTTCACCATCTTCAAATACTTCGGTAGAATTATTCGCTGTACTAGAATTCAAATAGTTAATATAAAGAGTTAAATTATCCCTTTCAGAATCTTCAGACAATAAAACTTTATCAACAACTGCCGTTACACCAGAATTCTTTCCAGTAATCTTTGTACCAACTAATTGATCTACATAAGCAGCAACTGGTACTCCCTGATAATTATTATTTAATTGAACACACTTATAAAGCTGAGTAAATCCAGTATTTCCAGGAATTACCTTTGCACCTTCCTTGAAAAAATGTTGACCAAACTTTTCAATCTGATTTTGCAGTATGGATTGAAGGGTAGTTAACTCCCTTGCCTGGACTGGATAACCAGGTTTGAATAATACTTTATGGAAATCATTAGACGCTTCAAAGTCATCAAAATATGGCGCGACGTTTAAATTGGTTTGCTGTGGCATGATTTCTTAGAACTGCAAAATAACTTTGATATCTTCTTTTTGGTTGGCAGACCTAGTAATAGATGGTCTATTATCAACATAGATGATGTTTCCGGAATACTTTTTAGCTTCTGGATTCGCTAAACCATTAGTGAATGATTGACCAAGATAATACGTTCTATTATTTATTACGGTACTTATACCCGTAAAGGATGTATTAATTGCTAAATTAGATCCTGTTGAAGGAACAATAGTCAAACTTCCGCCAGTAGCAGGAGAACTTGTAAATTCAATTTGATCATACCCATAAACAGGGTTAGTAATAGCAGCACCAACAGTGTTAAAACCTGCCATGGTTCTATCTTGCCAGTACTTTAATACACCAGTAGTTGGATCATAATTAACAACTCTACCAACTGCAGTAGATCCTGTAGCAACAGTTTGAGTTACAAAGGAATCAGCAGTAAAAGTAGCACTACTATAACCAGCACCACTCAATCTAAGAGCATTCAATGCAGTTGCTTTGTCAAGGCTTAGATTAGTTGTTGATCCATATGACTTAGGATTTTCAACAACACCAACCCTTGCAATCTGGTTACCTGTTATAAAATCGGGATTTTCAATATCATTCTCAATTCTTGAATAAAGAAGAACATTATATGCACCCAATTCACTATAAATGTCAGAACCATGTCCACCAGGAGGAGACATAATTACATCAAAAGTTGGTCTTGTAGATCCAGTGGGAACTCCACCATTTACAAGGTCAACATTACCGAAAGTATAACCAGATCCCTGATTCGAGACAGTTACTGATTCAACTTGTTGATCGTTATTGATAACGATTGTACATTCTGCTCCAGTACCATCACCTTTAATAGGAACTCTACTGTAAGTTCTGTTGGCAGTTCCAACCCCAACACCCCTATCAGTAATAGTTACAATCTTAACAGATCCATCAACAGCATTATCCCTAACAGATGCATCGTCAGTATTTGTTTCCCATGCATCAGGAACAGGAATAAAGTCTGTAGAATCAAATTTTACAATATCTCCAGGTTTAATTGTATAAAGATACTTCCAAATATAACCATCACCACTAGTTCCAGGAGTTCTTGGCTCTAGATCTGTAAAGGTTGGTTCATCAAGAGATGGTTTTCCATTTGGATTATCTGGATCAGTTCCGTTCTGAAGACACTCATAAACTCTATAATCACTATTCATTACAAAGTATGTTGCCGCATATAAGTTAGTTGCACCAGAAACTTTTGCAGTATTGGAACGACTATAATCACTACGATACATATCATACGTAGTTCCAGACTTCCAAGCTCTTTTAGGTACTACTTGTCTTACATCTGTAGAAGTAATCTTCTTCAGAGCAATAATGGAATCCCAATAGTTATTCTCCTCGTCAAAACAGTCTTTGGGAGAAGGAGGAGACGTATCCCAATCTGTTTGAATATCAGTTGCATTGGGTAGACCAATAAAAGAATAATACGCATTGGTGCTAGTTTGTACACCAGCGACAAAGTTCTTCGCATTTAATATTCTGATCTGATCAGTTATAATAGCGGCCATTTTTTGGAACTTTTTATTTATTTATTAAGGAATTAAACGTTGTAAGACTTGAACTTCAGAGAAGCAAATCTTTCTACACTCGAACCTGTAGAAAGTCCAGTAACTCCGTTAGAAGTATATGCATTGTAGGAAGTAGAAACAGATCTAGATGATAGATCAATCTTACCCCAACTATAGGATCCGAAGTCAGGTGAAGAGGTTATACCAACCCATCCACCATAATAGGTATCTGTAAGTCGAGCATAAACTCTGCTACAATCGGTGTAACCTACACCTGTAACATTTATATTTACTATTTCAAAATCACTAACTTGATATACATTATCTATAAATGATATTCCTGTACCTACGGTACTACCAATACCGTAAGAAGCAGAAGTAAATGAAGTTGTAGCGAGACCAACATTAGAACCCTCAACTACAAAGTAATCTGCGGTACTTATTCCACTAACAGTAACAATTCCACCACCACCTGCAGCATCTACCATTACTAAAGAATCTCTTAAGAAAGAATCTACAGGAATAAAGAAGTCAAACATCATATAAGGATTAGTACTAATTGTTGTTGTACCGAACCCAACAATAGTTCCTTGATCACCTGCATATCCACTTACATCACAATCTTCTTCTTTAGCAGTTGGTGGTCCAACAAGAACTTGAGGAGGACTTGTTTGACTATAACCAGCACCGCCTACAGAAACTGCAATTCCAGTAACAACTCCACCACTTATCGTTACAGTACCAATAGCGTCTGATGTAGTTCCAACTCCAACAGTAGTCTTTCCAACACTTACACTAGGAGCAGCAGAATACCCACTACCACCTTCAGTAACATCAAAGGATGAAATAGTTCCTAATCCAGAAACTACTGCTGTTGCAGCTGCACCAGTCTTGGTTCCTGCAGGAATAGTAAACTTAATCTTATCTTGGAAAGTAAGAGAAGGTGCATTGTTAATCTCATTCTTAGGATTAAAGAATGGTCTTACACTCTGAACATAACATTGTGTTGATCCAATTCCAACAGATTGAATAAGAAGTGCTGTTGGATTAATAACTGGTTCATACAACTCTCTATCTTTTCCGACTGCAACATCATTAATAATTCTATCTTCAGTCTGCCTACACCATTTAACTGGTCTAAGCATTGATTCTATAGAAGTATTTCCTGGACCATAGTATGGATTAGTATCAACAGTATCAGTAGATGTTACACGAGTAACTGCTCTTGGATTTTCCTTCCAATAATCTCCTTGATCATCATTATTATAAAGTTGTATAGTATCACCCTTCTTAACTGTTTCGATGATTGCTTTAAAGATAACATCAACATCATCACCAGATCCCTTATAGAATAGAATCTTAACAGTATCACCAGACTTAGGTGCTTCAGTAAATTCAATAATACTACCACCACCAAACTTGTATCCTTCACCAGGAACTTGTAGGATATCATTAATAAAGATTAAAAGAACATCTTGAACATCAATAACAGATCCCTTACCTGCTCTAATAGAAACAGTAGTTCCTGCAAGAGTTAATGGGAACTGAGTTCTTCCACTATCAAATAGATGAGAAACATCATCTAATTTTTCTAGAGTTCCAAGTGTCCATCCTGTAAATTCATCAGTATGAACAGTGTCAACAGTAATCTGGAATTCATTACTACCAAAATCAGAAGTGGTTGGAATTCCTGTAGTTCCACCATATGGAACTGTTAGAACTTCTCCAGGTTGATAAGCATATCCGGTATTCTGAATCCGGAAATTAATCATACTATTTGCTGCTCCAACAACCACGTCAATAGTTGCTTCCGTTCCGATTCCAGAAGAAGAACTACTATATTCAAGTGACAAGTTAGAATAAGATTCTGGATCATCAATAATTACATCCATTGGTTTATCAACACGTCCACCTCTTGCATAATAATGTCTACGTGTAGAAATACCAGTTTGTACTTCAAATTGCTTATCACCAAGAACTGTTAGAACTGTTGCACCAGGTGCAGCTTCATCAGTTGGTCTAGGTGCAATGATAACAGGTTGAACTGAAGCATATGATGTAGCACCAGTATAGTAATTGGTTGTTGTAGTAACTCCAATATCAACACTAAATCCGGTTGCACTTACAATACCAGCAACTGGTACACCTGCATATGCTGGATCACCCTCTCTAGGATAACTGTGTCTAGTAGCATTACTATCCTTAGCACAAGTAAAGATTAATGACTCTCTACCAAGTTTGATAGCATCTCCCTTAGTAATATTATGAGTTCCAACTCCGATTACTAAATCACCAGTTGTGTGATAGTAAGTTGAAGTATTAGCAGGATATTGCTTAAGTGGAGTTCTACCAACATTTAAAGTTAATGTATCCGCAGTAGTAGCACCAACAGATACCGCAGTATTGTACATTGGATCAGTACCGCGTGGATAGGAATGCTGAGTTCCATGTTGATCCATTTCACAAGTAAATGTAAATCCTTCATTCGCTAATCGAACAGATTCACCTGCTTTAGCCATACCATTAGTAGTTGCACTAACAAAGGTATGAACACCAGTATTTGTAGATGGAATTGTATCTAATACCTGAACTTCAAAGACACTAGTTGTTACACCAGTAATTGCTAACCACTTATTAGCCTTAGGATCAGATGCTCTTGGATAAGTATGATTAGTTGCATGACTATCTTTGGCACATGTGAAGGTTAAAGAATCGTCAGCAAACTTAACCCTATCACCATTAACAAATGAATGATTAGGAACCATACATGTCATAATACCTGTAGTAGGATTATAGTCTGCATGTACTACTGTATGGTCCGTAGAACCACGTAAACCATGACTGGATACCGTTAAGACCATATCACCCGTATTACCATTATAAGTGGCAGCACTTGGAGTAAATGTAACTAAAGTAGAAACCCCAACATTAATGGTAATAGTATCCCCAGTTACCTCAGTAATTGGTATAGTATAATCATCGGAGATTGGATCACTTCGACGAGGATATGCATGAATAGTCTCATATCCATCTAAGGAACACTTGAATGAAATACCTCCTGTAGCGATCCCTACAGTGTTTGAAGTGGTCGCACCATGATTTGGTATGGTAAGGACTAAAAGACCCGTCTCAGCGTCATATGTAGCGTCTGTGGGGGTTGTTGTACCTACACCCACAATAGATGTACCACCACCAACTGCACTTGAGAAGGAATGCAAATAACTACCACCACTGATTAATGCTCCTGCTTTAGCCCCAACAAAGTTGTGACCATATGCACCACCACTCTTAACTGGTCCTGTAGTACCTACTCCAACAAATGTATGAGCATATTGGAACTTAGGATCAGCAGCAGTTACATTAACTGTAATATTACCAGTCTGTGTAGTAATTCCAGAAGATGCTGCTCTAACAAATGTATGAGCAGTAGTATTGGTTGAAGGAGTATAATCAAGAATCTTAACAGAGAATCTCTTTGCTCCTGGAACACTTAAAACATTTAACCATTTACCACTTGCATAATCTCCTGCTCTAGGATAACTATGTTCTGTTTCATTATTATCTTTAGCACAAGTAAAGGTTAATGAGTCATCAGCAATAGTAATTTTATCATTAATTGCCAATCCATGATTAACAGTAGTAGTAATAGTAACGATACCAACTACTGGATCATATACCGCATTGTTTGCAGTAAGGGTATTTCCAACTCCAATGACATCAATTGATGTATCATAGAACCTATCTCTATTTCTTGGATAGATATGCTGATATGCTCCACTATCAAGAGAGCATGTAAATGCCATTCCGGTCAATATTACATTACCCTTAGTCTTACTACCAACTACCAATCCATGAGCAGTAGTTGTATAGACTGTCATAATACCAGCAACACCATCATAAATTGCGGTGTTAATTCCTAAAGGAGGAGCATATTCACAAGTAAAGGCAATTCCAGATAGAGCAATCTCCTCACCTACGGATAAGTTATGATTAAAGGCAGTAGTAATAGTACTAATACCAGTTTCTGAATTATAACCAACATGAGAAATATCTTTTGGTTTATAACTTACAAATGTACTTGTAACAGCGACACCTGTCAAAGCACCGCTGGATCCAATGAATGCAGTACCAATACTTACAATATTAGTACCTCTAGTTGCTTGAGTTTGAATACCAACATTAACAAGTTGACCAATTCCTGATCTATATCCTTGACCACTATTGCTAAGTGTAACAGCACTTATTGTTCCTGCAGTAGATACAGTAGCAGTACCACCAGCAGCAACTAGAGGTTGATATCCAAATCCTTCAGTAGATCCAACTGATACAATTACTCCACCAACAGGAAGATTTGAAGTATTAACATCATTACCTATAGAAGTTGCAGTACCTGTAAATCTAATAGAAGTAATACCAGCATTCTGATTCATAGTATAATCATTCGCTGCACCAGGACCCTGGAATATATCATTGATAAGAATTACTCCATTAAAGGTAGCAATACCAGTAATATCAGATCCATCAGATTTAAGATCAAATTCTCTTCTATCTCCAGTAAATTGTGTAGAGATATCATCTAAAACTACATTCTTTACATAAGTTTCTTCTGTACTATCAGTAATTCCAGAACGCATAAAGGTTCTTCCTTGGAAACTTGAAGAAGTAGAAATACCAGTCCAATCCCTATCATCCGGTGGATTAGTAGATGTACTTAAGGGCAAATTACCATAAGGTGCTTCAGCGAATGTAAGGGTATTCTCTACAATATTATAGTTTCCAACAACCTTGGTTACTTGGGTATAACTACTAAATCCTGCTAGTGAAGTTCCCATCCAAGCTCGACGAACTCTAACAGTGTTAGTACTTCCTATACCAACCCCATCAATTCGCATTATCTCATCACCAAGTTTAATCAAATCTCCTCCTATGAATGATGTAATACCAGTAAAGGTAAGAACATCATCAGTGGTGTAAGTATGCTTTGTAGTATGAGTAGTTACTGAAGTTGCAACAACAGGTGATTGGATGATATTATCAAGAGCAAGGACAGTTTTTGCATTTTGATTAATAGATGCAAATCTTGCAGACGTTCCAACTCCAACAGTAGTAATACCAAGAGTTTCAGGAATTCCTTTTAATGCATTTTCTGCACTAGTAGCAATCTTAACTGTGTCCTCATTAACTTTATAGATGAAGACCTCACCAGGTAACTTATCAGTTACACCAACTCCACTAAATCCACTAGTTGTTTCACAACCAATAGCCATACTAGTACCAGCACCAGCATGGATATATTTTACTTTCTCTCCACTTACAAAGAAGTGGTTAGGCAATCTAATAGTATTATTTGTAGTATCTACAATAGTAGTATCACTATTTGTAAATGCCTTGTTAAAGATTTCATTATTTCTATGAGTTAAGTTAAATGACCTCTTAATGTCATTCTCAGTTCCTGTATAGAGACCATACATTGTCTCTATAGAACCATTAGCAAATTCAATTATATCTTTATCATCATCTTCAATCTGGAAGGCATTCATAAACACCTTAACCTGAGTCGCAATACTTGCATTAGGAGTAAATGTCAATTCAGTGTAGATATCACTACCACTTGTATTAACAGTAGCTCCGAATGATCCTAATCCAGCAACGGTATTAATATTACCATACGGAACAACATAAGCATTACTAGATCCTAGAGCTGCATTATAATCATCTACAACAAGAATTTCTTGGAATTCATATGTATTATTGGTCGTATCACAAACTTGTGCTAAGAAATAAGCAGCATCAAAATGATCATCATCACCACTCAATGACAGATATCTACCAACAGTGTGAATACCAGGAGTGCCAGAAGATGCAATCGTTGTAGTTCTTGCTTCTAAGTTTACATGTTTAAGTGCTTGAGTTGCTATTCCAGTATATGCCTCACTACTAAGTCCTACAACAATGGTATTAACAGTACAAGCAATACCTGTATTTGCCTTAAAGTCAAGATTAATATTGGTTCCTGAAATAGAAGGTACATAAGTTCCAAATCCAGATGTTGATACCCATGATCCTAAGTTAGTTGTTAACTGACCATATTCAACAATATCAACAGTAGTTCCATCATGGATAAGATTAATCTCTTCCATTTCCCACTCATTGTGGTCCGAACCAGTTATACTTGCCAAAACTTTCAGAGATCTATAAGTATACCCAATAGAAACAATTGTTTCAGTTGCTCCACTAGCAATTGCCGTGCTGCTAGTGAGAATCTCAGCAGGCCCCAGACTAGTACTACCAATTCCTAAAAGATTATCATCCAGGTTATATGCAATAGCTACAACGTCATAATCATTAACTTTAGATTGAGTTGGATAGAATAACAATCTACCATCAGTACCAACTATATTAAAGTCAAATGATCCAAGAGGGAATACAGTTCCTGCCTGACCATACTGGTTAATATATCCTAAAGAATCGTCATGAACTAAATCAACAACCATAATCTGTCTGGTTGCAGCATATCTCCTATCTCTTACATAGGTGATATACTTCATACATCTTCTTGTATTCAATGGGAATTGACTTACAATACTAAAAGGAGTACTACGTGGATTGCTGTTAAACGTTCCACTCATATCATCAATAGACAGAACCCTATTACCAACAGATTCGTAATAATCTTGAAGAATTCTACTATTAAATACTATCTCATCTGAAACTACACCACTAGTTTGAGGAAGTGCATTCTCTGAAACTAAATCAAAATCATGAACACAATTTAAATTACCAGTTCCAATAAGATCACTTACAACTTCAAATGATGTCTGATCAGTTGTTAATCCAACGTGCATCTGTGCGGCTGCATCAGTGAAGTCTGCAGGGGTTACTAATTGATAATCTGAGAACTTCTTAAATCCAGCAGTGTGATTTGTTGCAGATACAACATCATCCCAAGTATCAAAAGCAACTTCAGATTTTAAGGAATAAGAGAAGTTCTGATAATAGAAACTATCTTGCACCCTTTGCATGGTGTCATTAATAAATCCGGAAGAAGTTTCCCATCCATTCTCTACTTTCGAGACAGGTCCCAATTCTAATGTAGTTGGGAATGATAAAACCGTAAATGCTTTACCTTGAGTATTAGAAGTTTGTCCTATCAGGACATCATCCTTATCAAAATCATCAGCAGTAGATACATTCAAAATACCTACTTCAGGATTCCAATTCTCAACAACACCAATCTTATCTCCACTCTTAACTGTTTCCCCCTCAAGATAATCATTAGACTTCAACTTAACGTTGAACATTGGGAAATATTTCTCAGGTATAATTCTTCCTGTAGAGTTTGTTGAATCATATTCTCCAGGAACCTTACCATCCAACAATGAATTATCAAGTCTATATCCAACTGTTCCTATTCCACCATAGTTCTCATCTAATCCAGTAACAGTGAAGAGCTTATACTCATATCCAGCGGAATTAAATCCAGGACAAGTTGAACCTACTCCAACACTAACACCTTCAACTAATACCTTATCTCCTATTGCAAATGGGAAGGTATTTGCAGTACTAAATCCAACAGATAATGTAACAGTTACATCATAACTTACAGTGGACCATCCAACCGTACTAATTCCTACACCATTAGTATTTTGTACGGGAAGAATAGTAGGTGTAGAATTACTCATTCCATAAGTATTCTGTTTAATAGTAACGTTAGGATCACCTAGTTTATATTCTAACTCTACATCCTTAATTTGTTTCTGAGTCTTACCATCAAATACAAGCAACTCAGGTGCAGAGGTGTAACCATATCCTCTAGAAGTTATGCCAATAGATTCAAAAGAAGTATAGGGAGATATTTCAAGAACAGACCCCAAATTAACATCAGGTCTTACTGTAGTATCAACTGGGAAGTTATATCCAATGTTATCAATCTTTGTTTTTATAACTTGTCCAATACTACTACTACCAATACTGATAATAGCACCTTTACCAGTAACAGAAGTTACTGTAGTAACACCAGGAAGTCTATAATAATTTCTTCCAGGATTTTGAATTTCACATTTTGCTATTGAACCGTAAGCTTTCTTAGAATCAGTCTCATAAGAAAGTTGAGAAGGTCCAGGACTATAAGTACTTAACTCAGGACTTTCAGCAAGACTATAAGTAAAGGTATTAGTAGCACCTACAGCAATAACCTGTTTTCCATTATAAACACTTTCTTTACTTTGAACTTGACTATAAGAAGCAACTTCATCATCTACAAGAGTTTCCTTTTTAACATTAGGAAGAGAACTTTCATATATTGGATCAAGTCTATAATATAGATTTAATGGAATATTTTCATTAACTGTCAAATTAACTTTAGCGTCTGCAGTTATACCAACAGTTCCAACTCTTTGAATATTAAAATCAACTAATTTTCCAGCGGTATACCATAGTTCAGTAAAGTTTTCATCCTTATAGAAATTAAATTGGAATGCAGGATAAGCAGTTCCATTGCTAACATATGCTAATGAAGCATCAGAAAGATCAAAAGTTACTGTAGAATTTTTATATACAGTTAATGGTGGGTTAATTGGTTTAACCGTTCCAGCAGAAGCACTTGTGATTCCAACAATATCTGGTTTTAACGAATCAGCATTATAAAGATTATTAGTTAACTTGAATGAATTATCATCAACTCTAACAATAAAATACATTCCATTATCAGAGAGTCCTGCAGCAGGAGTTGTAGCCGTATGAATAATCTTCTGACCAGTTACAAATCCATGATTTGCAATCGTTATTGCATTCGTTGAAGTATTAACTCCAGCAGCAGTGAAGTTCTGTGCATCAACAGTAACTCTTCTATTGAAATCATTATATTGGACAGTATGAACTCCAGTATTAGATGGATTAACATCAATCCAAACATTATTTGATCCTTCTAATCCATGAGTCTCTGCAGTTGCAACAGTAACAAGATTTCTCTTAATCTCAGCAGTAATTGGGCTATAATTGGTTGTGAAACTGTGATATAGACCAGTTCCAATTCCAGTAAAGAACATCGTAGAAGAAGTCTGTTCTGTACTTGCAATTCCTACAAAATTTCCTGTTGTACCCATACCAACCTTAATGGTTGATATCCCAATTAAATTACTATCAATCTTAGCAGCATAAACAACTGTCTGATCTGCCAAAGTTGTTATCTGAGTAGTTGGAGAGGTATCCAACATAACAGATAATCCAGCACCTACATTTACTGAATATGTTAATTCATCTCCAGTTTCCAATCCATGATCTCTAATGTAGATAGATCTAACTGGATTATAAAGTTGAGTTACTCCAGCTCCTGGATTTGCAAGTGGAACAGTATATCCAGCACCAACTCCAGCATCTGTTCCAATTGCAACAGAATAAAGGGGATCAAAATAAAGTTGCTTATTTACATTATATTCATATGTTGTATTAAAACCAGCATTAACCTTTAAAGTTCTGTGATCTAGATTTACTGCACTAGTAACACTATGGGAAACTCCAATAACCCCATTATATCCCCGAAGAGCTCTAATTCTAGAATAATGAGGTTCAACATTTAGAACCTTAATCTGTTCTGTTCCAATACCTAAAATATCATTATCTCTTATTTTACTAAAATCTCCCTTAAGATTGAAATAAGTAACTATACCAGTTGTTGTATCTGAACTAACACCAACAGTAGTCGTACCTACACCAACCAATTCAAAAGCAGTTGTTGTGATACCTGCTCTCCAAACTCCACCAATCTTAGATGAAGTAGTAGACAATCCACTAATTTTTACTAGATCCTGATCTTTAAATCCATGTGGAGTAGCAGCAACAAGATTATAGTCTCCACTAACACCAGAGGGATAAACTTCAACACCAGTAACTGTACTTGCCGCAACACTAATATAACTTACTTCTTTACCAAGAACTCTAGAAACATCAACAGATACTCCAGTTCCCTCTGATTTAGAATTATCAAATACTACTGGATCTCCAACTCTATAAAGACTACCACCCGTTTCAATTCCAACTTCATCAATAACACCAGGACTTACAGCTTTAATATCTACAGTCTGTTTTAGTTTATTTGGTATGGCAAGATATTCATATTCTAAGTTACCCTCTATCAGATTATAAGGATCAATATTTCTTAACCATGATGTACCTTTAAGAT